CTGATCCAGTTAAAGATTCATCAAAAAGATTATTTTTTGACATTACATTTGTACTATCAAAAATAGTAAATGGATTAGAAACTCTTAGTCTTCCAAACGCATCATAAGCATTTGATCCATTTCCACCACCAATAACTGTTGGTTCAACGTTGACATTATTACAAGACATTAGCAACCAAACCTCATATTAAACCAAGTAAATCTTTCTAGTTCTTTTCTAAGATCATCTTGATAAGAAAAGTTTAATTCATTCTTGATAGTATCAACCGCACGAAGAATCTGTCTTTGGTTTTCAACATCATATTCTTCTTTTGGTTCTGGTATGTATGAAGTTATTCTAGCCATTATCTTCTTCCATCTGGTCTTACATCTACTCGTAAAGTTCCATAACGCCACGTTTCACCGGTGCCATCATTTTCAATTTTAATTGCAAGTAATCTTCCTCTCGCTCTAGTATCGACCTTATCAGTAGATGATGTAATTGTAAATGGTCCTAATGGTGAGCTTGTTGCAGATTGACTTGGATAATCATTTAATAATAAAGTTACTTTTGAATTACCTGTGAGTACTTTAAAGTCAGGCACAAATCTTCTCATAGACATAATATATTCTCCATCACCTCTAAAGTCTGCCATTCCTGTTGATTGACCAGTAATATCTCTTCTTGCAGATATATCAAAATCTCCAGATTTAATATAAGCATTAATAGATGTGGTTCCGGATGAATTGATTTGATCGGTTCCGGTTTCATGGGCATAGTAAGTTGATGCACCATAAGTGCTAGTTACACCTTGAATAGGAAAGTTAGGTGTTCCTGTTCTATTATATTCTGTTGCATATGGTAAATCAAATACCCCTTGATCAGCGTATGTACTTCTTGCTAATGAAGAAGTGGTCCAACAATTTTCTCCAAAATTAAATGTAACACATCGATCAATTTGTTCTGAACCTGATTTTGGATAGAACCAATTTATTTCATTATATAAAGAATTATGTTCTGCATAAACTACTTCTGCAGAATTATAATTAATACCCAAATTATTTCCAGTTGTAGTAAATACAAAATCTTCTACTAAACATGGTATGGCTTTTACTGTACCATCAAACATGAAGAATCCACCTTCACCGGACATCCAAAACACAATACCATTAGAATAACTCAATGCATGTTGACCAATCAATCCACAGTTTGTACCAACTTGTCTTACTGAGAAAGTAAATGGTGGACCAACATATTGGATAACATATGCAGAACTATCTGTTAGTACTAATGTATAATCTTTACCAGATACAGCTCCCATAATTTTATTACCTTTATCTAATCTAAACGTGCCTGCAGTATTAGTCGCTGTAGGAGTATAGGTATTATAATCTTCTTGATTAGAAAATCTTATAAACATTGGATCAACAGTTGTTGGATCACCAATCGTTGTCTCCGTTCCAAAATGAAATAAATGTCTATCTCTATCCGATACTTGAGTTAGTCTTGTTGAAGTTGGTGCACCAGACATTACGGTTGCTCGGATACTTCTTGCACCAGATGCTCCAGGATTCCATGTATATGTTTTACCATTGAATATAGTTGCAACTAATATCTGTCCAAAGTTATCAAGACTCCAGTTGCCTGGATCCAGAACCACGTCACTTACTGTTCTTTCAGTGCCCCATGTAGAATCTCCCCAAACATATGTACCCCATCCATAACCTGCAGTTTGAAATACTGGTCCTACAATTACATATGGAAGTATTTCTGCTGAACCGGTTCCAGAAGTAGTACCTGCAGAATTAGTTGGCATAGTAATCTCAAAAGTATTAGCTGTGACATTAGCAATTTCAAAAGTGTTGTCTGTAAAATCTGTTGTGGCATATCCAGAACCCGTTGGCACTGTCACAGTATCAAATGTAACATATCTTCCATTAGATAATCCATGTGTAGTTTTATTAACTGTTACTGTCGGTGAACCGGTTGAAGCATCAAAATCAGCTCCAGTGATAGCTGTATCTAATGGAGTAATGTCATAAAAGTCATCTCCATAATATAAAAATAAACCTTGTGATGTACCTATTGCTGCATACTTTTCACCTGCTAAGGATGTCCAAGTATGTTGTGCACGTGCAGCTCCTGGCAGCGTTTCATATTGAACTGTTAATTGATTCCAACCACCTATCTTTTCAGGCAGTCCATATCTAAATCTAACAAAATCACCATCAACCCATTGAGACTCGGCTCCGGAATCAGTAACCATTTTGTTAAAACCAGGCTTGAAATTTAATTTTTGTAGCATATAACCTACTATATAATACTTATGAATATAATGAAAGCGAGAATAGTATGGTTCCCGGAACGGTTATCATACATAGATTTTGACTCATTGCAAGACAAAATAGACTGGGATCAGGACCATTTAAACAATGTTCGTAAATATATGAAAGAAGATGGTTTATTATTTCCGGCTGTATTTAAAGATAATGAAATACATTGTGGTCACTATCGATTTAAAATAGCAAAAGAAATGGGTTATGATGGTATTGATGCATATAAAGTTGATACTTTTAAAGACGCTTTGCATTTGACTAATTTTACTGAATTATGTTATAAGCACTATAAAGAATATAAAGATAAAAACTATGTATGAGTCATTAATAGAAGCAACTAAATTTCATGCATCCAATCAAGAACATTGGGTAGGTGAAGCATTAGCAGAATATAAACATAATATTTATGAAGTTATTAAAAATAATAATATAAAAACCATACTAGATTATGGGTGTGGTAAAGCTAAATTTCATTCAATACTTTTTAATAATAAAAAACTTCCCGGATCACCATTAGGAATAAATATAACTAAATATGATCCAGCTGTTGCACAATATGCAAATAAACCAACTGGACAATATGATTTAGTTTTATGTATTGATGTCATGGAACATGTTCAAGAAGATAAAGTTGAAGAAGTTTTAAAAGATATTTTTAGTTATAGTAATAGGGTATTTTTAACTATTACATGTTATCCAGCAACTCAAGTTTTACTAAATGGTAAAAATGCACATTATACTATTAAAGAACCTGAGTGGTGGAAGGAAAAACTAAAATCTTATGATGGAAGTTATATTGCAATATTTCAAACTATGCCAGATCGAGGTGGTAAAGTAGTTAATAAAGAAGAATGGAAACCTAATGCAACTACTGTAAAAAAATTAGAAAAAAATGATAAAACATTAGACGAAACTCAGAAAGAAAAAGCAAATTTACTCTAAATGAATTTTAGATTATTCGATATCATTGAAACTGAAAAATTTCAATTTGTTAGAATCCATAAAAATGGAAATACTAGTATTGAAAAATGTATTAAAGATAATTTTAAAAAAGAAGAAATAATTTATACTAATCACTTATCCAAAAAACCTAGATTTTGTATTATTAGAGATCCATATGAAAGATTTTTATCTGGTTTGAAATGGGATTTATGTTTAAATAATGTAGACATTAGAGATGTTGATATTGAGAAATTATTTACCGCAAATGAACATCATATAAGAAATAGTTTTATTGGCCACATTAAACACAGTACTTCACAAATTCCATATTTTTTTAATACCCAATGTAGTCATTATGTAGATATATCTGATTTAGATATTTTTTTAAAAATTCATTTTGACAAAAGTGCACATGAAACTAAATTTACAGATTTATGTAAAGATGAAAGATTTTATAATATTGAAAAATATTTAAAAAAAGATGATATTATGAAATATTTACATTTAGACTATTACATATATAATCATATAAAAAAGTCTCCTTTTTTATGGGAATGGCAACATGGAAGAATATTTTAGATGAAAGAAAAAACAGTTAACATAAATAATTTTATAGGTGTTTATGATAATTACATTACTAAAGAAGAATGTAATAAAGCAATTAAATTATATGAAGATCAATATAAATTTAATAATACTTTAAATAGAATAGGTTCTGAAAAAACACCTGTTTTACAAAAACAAGACCAACAATATTTTGCAAATGAATTTAATCTAGAAATATGGTGGGAATCATTAAAACCAATGATGCTAAATTTTGATTTAGCATGGAATCATTATGCCCAAAACACAGGAGCTAAAGAGGCTTATGGTGGAGGTCCTTTTTATTTTACAAGTTTAAAAATTCAAAAAACATTACCCACCGAAGGATATCATGTTTGGCATATAGAACATGGAAAAGGTTTTGATTGTGAACCACGTGCTTTTGTTTTTACTATTTATTTAAATGATGTAGAAGAAGGTGGAGAAACAGAATTTCTCCATTTTTCAAAAAGAGTGCAACCTAAAACTGGTAGAATAGTTATTTGGCCAGCAGGTTTTCCTTATGTACATAGAGGAAATTCACCATTATCTGGTGAAAAATATATTTTAACATCTTGGATGATGTTACGATGATTACGACCATTCAAAATAGCAAATTAAATCAAAATAAAAATAGTATCAATATAAGTTATCTTAGAAACGTAAACATAATTTTTGGTAATTATTGTTATCCTGATATTATAAATAATTTTTTAATTAATATTAAAAATAATATAAATCCAAAATTAAAAAATTATACTAATGTAAAAGGTGGAATGACTGATTGGAATTATTTTGTAGATAAACCTGAATTTATTAATTTTATTAATTATTTAATAAATACTTATCAAACAACACATCCTAAAATATTTCAATATTTTTTAGAAAAAAAAACTATAAGAGATGCATGGGGCAATGAAATAAAACCCGGAGATAGTTTAACTTATCATACTCATTCATGTTATCATGGTATTTTATATTTAACAGAAGGGTGTGATTTAAACTTACCGGAACTAAATTTAAAAATAACTCCTAAACCTGGTGATTATTATATATTTCCTCCTGAAATATTACATGGTTTTGACACATATAAAGGAAATAAAAACAGATATAGTTTAATTTTTAATATACAACAAACTGATGGTAGTTTTAAATTAGAGCAAAAATTAAAATATCTTGAGACTATGAAGAATAAGAAGTAGGTCTTGCACCTATTCTAGAAATTTTTTCAGCTTCAGTTTCACCATCTACACTATCCATATCCCATTCAGATTGTAATTGAGATAAATGAGCTGAATCCCATCTATTTATAAATTCTTGAAAATCACCTAGATTTGCATCAGCATATGATGAATGAGAAGTTGTATCTCTATATTCTACTTCATCTGAAGTAATAGATGTTCCATATTGAATTGCCCAAATATTAGAAAATTTTGATTGAGACCAGAAAGTATCATCATTTATTTTATAACTAAGACCTTCTAATGCTCCTTCAGCATAATTTTTTATAACTGATTTATCATCAAATATAATTGTCCAATTTGCGTTAGTTGCCATATATTCTCCTAAGTTTTAATTATATATACTACCGTTAAATATGGTTGAACAACCGAAGTTGCATCACCAGAAAAAGTTGCACTCATATTGTGAGCGTGTCCTTGTCCAGAACCTGTACCACTGGTAGAAAGACCATAATATCTATCATTAATTGGACCATCTTTAAACTGTCCAGTTGGTGCACCAGGATTATAGTTAGCTACTCTTGCTTGGTGACTATGTGAAGCAAGTTGTGCTGTTGATAAAGAAGCATTTGCTGTTGAACCACCAACATTTCCAGTTGAAGTAACTGTATTTGCTCCACCAGTTGAACCTAGATTTTTAGTTCCAGATTTTGAAACCGCTACGTTATCTTGTAAATCAGGTACGTTAAAAGTTGTTGAACCATTGCCTGCTCCGTAAGTAGTTCCAATAATTCCAAACAAAGTTGCGTAAGTTGATCTCGATACAGCTTGACCTGTACATTCTAAGAATCCAGATGGAATAGAAGAATCTGACCATGGAACAATAGTTCCACTTGGAATACCTTCAATACCTGTAAGGTTTGCACCATCAAAATCGTATCTAGTTGCTTCGTAGTTTGCCATCTATTATTTCTCCTTATAAGTCCAGCCAGTTGTTGCATCACCAGAATAAACTAATGTGAAACCAGCACCTTGTGTATTAACAACTAAGTCAGCTGCACTGTTTGCTATATTAGAAGCATTTCTTCCAACAGTCAACGCGTTTGTATTAAAATCATAACCTTGGTCAATAAATGAAACTTCGTCACCTGTACTTGGTGATGCCGGAAGCGTAATTGTTACAGGTGCAGCATTTGTATTTACTAAAAGTTGAGCACCCGCTTGAACTGTTTCAGCAGCACTAACTGCTCTCCAAACTTTTTCTTCAGAACCTTTATATACATTTGTTCCATCTGACCATAATTGATAAGTATGTCCTTCACATAAAAGAATACCTGTACCAGAAGTAGTTTTAAAAGTTAAAGTAAAACCTGCATGATTGCAAGCATCTTGAACTGTGTAAGTTTTTTCAATTGAATCTGGAATAGTAACGTTTACGTTTGCTTCAAGTGTACCAGTTAATTTAATAACTTCATTTTTACCATCTGATACTGCACCGTTTGTAAATGTTAAAGCTCTACTAGCGTTAGTTACGTTAAACGCATCATAACCACCAATAGCTTGTTCAAGAATTAATAAATTTGTATTTGTAATCTGTCCCCAAGTTCCTGAGTTTTCACCGGTTGCTTGTACAGTTAATTTTAAATTAGCTGATGTTGAGTTTGCCATTTTTTAAATTCCTTATAATAATATTTTATAAAATTTATGCAGCGGTGTCAACTTCTGTCCAAGTAGGTGCTGTACCTGTATTTACCTGGTTCCATATTAGAGTTCTATTAGTTCCTAAAGCCATTGTCAAGCCAAATCCAGTCAATGTTACATTAGCAAATCCTTTAGTTGTAACGCTTCCAAGATTAGCTGACATAGCTATTCCAGTAACATCTATGAAGGATTCTGCATTTAAAGTACCTAATCCAAGACCTGCTGCAAAACCTGTTCCAGTAACAGTTACATTAGCAGAACCTGCTACGACTGTACCTACAGCTAAAGAAGCATTAAATCCAATACCAGTAACTGTTGCATCAGGAGAAGGATCAACAATACCTTCTGCAGCTGTTATAGCAATTCCTGATGGAGTTGCATTTGCATCTGCAGTTATTACTTCATTTCCTAAATTAGCTGATAATGCAATACCTGTTAAATCTGCTTGAGCCCAATCACCTGTTGCACCCCAAACAAATTGACCATAGAAATATCTTCCCCAACCTTCTAAGTTATAAGCTTCAACACTTCCAACAGATGCAGTAGCAGTATTTAAACCTGTCACCATCGCATCTGGACCAGCGTCTGCTATTCCAAGATTTGTTGTAAAAGGAAGTCCAGAAGGAAAAACTTCAACTGCAATTATTTCAGTTATAGTTCCTTCAGTTGCAGTTATAGGAACTCCTGTTGGAGTTACATTACAATCGGCAGTAATAGTCTCATTACCAAGTGAAGAAGTTAATGCTTCACCTGTTAAAATTTCGTTTACGTCAGATTGTTCGCCCCATGCGTTTTGACCCCAGAGCGCTTCACCCCAAGCATTAGCCATAGGAAATACCTCCTATGCCTATTACCCAGAAATTCTAAGAATCGCTGCTGAAGTTGTAGCTGCTGGAAACTGAATTGTGAAAGTTCCTGATGTCGCTGTTTTATCTGCTCCAAAATCTAAAGCTGCAACAGCTGCATTAGCTACAGTTGCTGAAGTGTTATAGATTAAAGCTCCTCTAGCAGTCAAAGTTACACCAGTAAATGATCTGTCAGCAAAGTCAACGTATGCAACACCTGCACCTGTTCCAGATCCAATTGCTGTACCGTTATTAACTAGTGCTCCACCACCTGCTGCGTATTGACCAGATGCTCCAACTTCATTACCAGTTGTGTAAGAAGTAGTTGCTGAGTTTAGAGTAGCTGAAGAAGTATAAAGAGCGATTTTAAACTTGTCACCACCAGTTTGCTTGAAGTTATGTTCAGCTTCCAATAATTCTTTTTTAAAAGAATTTGCAAGTGCTTGTGTTATAGCCATAGTTTTATCTCCTTATATTATTTTCCGCCGACACGAGGAACACCAGATTGATATTCATCACGTCGTCTTCTTCCCATTTGTTCTATTGAGAAGCCTTCTACCACTTGTTTATACTTTCCTTCATATAATTGCAAGAGGTCATTTGGTCCCTTTAGAAAACTAAATGCTTCAACTAAGCATGCATACAAAAGTCCATTGGGAAAATACGTACTTATGTATGTAGTTGTATTTGTACTCGATAAACCTGGATCTTTCAAGATATAATTTAATTGAATTTCATAAGTTGAGTTTGGAGTAGGGGCTAAAACGATGGTATTTTGGTCCCACATACCGTAGTATTTTGGCTCTCCAGTAACTCCAGTTGAGTTATATTCAGACATGAAACTGGTATCTCTGTATTCTAAAAAGTTTCTAGTAGAACCAGACCCACCATCAACTATTTGAGCTGACCTTACTACTAATAAATTATCAGGAGTATCTATAAATCTTTGTGAAGCAAATAGATTAGCTGTTGCATATCTTCTATTATTATCAGAATCTACATCTCTAAATATTCTAAATTCTGCATTCTCAATTATACCATCTACAATCGTAGCAGTTAAAACATTACTATCTACTTCTGTATAGTCTCTAATTTTTTGAACTAATTCTGCGTATGTCATTATGTTGTTACCGTTACTCTTCCTAATGTGATAGTTGCTTGTCTTCTTCTATTAACAGCAGATCCATTATCTGGTATCATACCATTGTTTGATTGAAATGCAAAGTCCCCAGGTAAAGTTAAATCTGCAGTCATAAATCCACCATCTCCTGATGCCTGAGTAAAAATTTGTGGTCTAGCATTTAATAAACCTTGTCCATCTGCAGTAGTTGGTCTTGGTTCTAATTGTGGGTGCTTTGCTTCAAATTCAGAAATATGGACTCTTGATCCATTCCATTCAATAACCATTTCTTGGTATGGAAAAGCTTGACCTGATCTATCAGATATAAATTGTGCATATTTTCCTTTTGATAAATTAGACATTTGGATAATAATTTTTTGGAGTTATAAATGAACTTGATGAAGAACCATCTTCTTCTAATGCCCTTTGTAATTCATCTTCATAAAGTAAT